GCGCAATGTCTACCGGGCGTGTTTGCGATCTGCTCTTTCTTCGGATCATGGCAGGTAGCGGTACGAGCGTTTGGCCCTCGTTTTTCGGCTTCTGCCAAGACGTTGCAGAGAGTCCGAATACCGGGACTCACACATTGCCGCCACTTCTGGATCGAGTGACTGCATGACAATGGATGCCGACAACCACAGAACCAACTCCTGCAAATCAGCAGAAAGGTTCTCCGGAGCAACATCGTCGGCTATGTACACCAACTCCTCAACCGGATCATCTGACGTTGATCCAGGAAAGCACAGTATCGCGCTGGACGAGTATCCATCAGGGGGCGATGCAAGGTAGGACAGACACGCCAATGGGGATGCGGCATCAGCCGTATGCCCACCCGCAACCAATCGCTCAACGTCTGGATCATCCTCCTCAAGCAAGTCATCATGATGAACGGGTCGCCTCCAACCGGACACCTTCAATCGGAACAGGCGCAGGAAGTCGCTTTTCAGCGGGACCACCAATCCGTATGTCGTATCGGAGTGGTTCGTGTTTGCTCCCGCCGTGTCTGTGCTGACAATGGCGTGAAGCATCCTGTCTGGAACACGCCGATCAAGAATCATCTGCCGCGTGGCAAACAGGATCTGATCGTACAAAGCCGACTCACCCCCGACAACATTGTTGCCGGGGGTATCTGCGTCAAGCCGGGACAGGAGCCGGTTAACCAGGTCGGTTTGTGCTACGCTCAGGGGCATGGTTTACAGTCCCTCGATCTCGTAACCGTTCGATTCGGCAAACTTGCGAATCTTCGCGGCAGACAGGTTCCCACCTTTCGTCTTGAGGGATTCCACATCCACCTCCGTCAAGCGGGCCAACTGCTCTACCGCGTCTTGGCTACTGCTGACAACAAGGACCGTTGCGGGGCCATCGCCAGATTCGTCAGCCGCCTCCGGTTCGGGCTTGGGCGCAACTGCGGCGGGAGAGTCTGCGCTGTCACCAACGAGATTTCCCTTCGCGTCACACTCAAACACGACGCGGTTGAACGCCTTGCTGTCACGAATATCCTGGGCCACCGCCTTGTCGGATACCTTCGTCGGGTAGCGACGAATCTTTACGGACGGCTGACGGATTTCCTGGTGGGTGGGTCCGTCCGGACCGGAAACAGAACGAAACACGCTGCGGGATGCGTGAGAGTGCTGCTTGAAGTTGCCAAGTACAATGAAATGTGCCATGATGCCTCTGTTTTTGAATGTCAGCAGCGAGGACGGGCGGGCACGACACATGGCACAGACCAATGGTCGTGCCCGCCGCCTCACATCGGATCGCGCCTGTCAGACAAGCGCACCCCAACCGTTTGCGGTCGGGTTGTTCACGGTAAACGTGGACTTCTGGATAAGCTGCGAAGCCTCAGCGTCCGTGCCGGAGGACGAACGCTTCAGGTCGAGTTTTCGCTTCTCGGTCGGCTGCAGGTCGTTCCACTCCATCGTATCCGGATCAAAGACGGTGAACTCGTCTGCGAGTCCCAGGTCATCGAATCCGGGATGGAATACGGTGTCCAGGCGACCCTTGCGACCAATCAGCGAGGTAATCTCGATACCAAGTTTCTTTTCGCCACGAACGACGTTCAGGGCCGACCCGGTATTTACCGTGACGAACACCTTCATCACTTCGGCGCCACCAGCAAGGACGCGACGGCGACCGCCGTTGTTGTCATCGAAGGTGTCATACAGAAACTCGACGATGTTCGCGTAGGTAGCCGAACTGGACAGGGACAACGAGAGGCCGGCGAAGTGCTTGAGGCCACCCATTTTCCACGTCAGGTTGCCATCTGCATCCAGAAACACAGCAGGAGCCTCGTTGAAAACGCAGGAGTATTCCCAATTTCGCCGCCACTCGCGCAACTGATCGCGTTCCATGTTGCGAATATCGGGACCACCAAAGCTCTCGGTGCGGAGCATATGGTCGGTGATCTTGATTACAATATCCTCGGTCTGGACGTAGTTGAAGTCCGTGGCGGGCATGAGAGCGCGAGGCGAGGACGCATCTGCACCCTGGCCCTTCACGTTACCAACCCACGACAGCACCTCATTGTCAGCAAATGCCGGTACAGTACCGAAGTTGACCGCTGTGTATGGGGCCGTTCCAGCCGTATCCTTCGGCATCGCTTTCAGGGTCAGGCTCGTTCCCGATGCAGCGACAACCAAATATTGAAGCGTGGCATCCGTAGCGTTATTGAACGCGCTCAAAACGTCGCCGGGCTTAATCAGCTCGACCGTATCAACCGTCACAACCTTGTTGGCGTTTGCAGAGCCAGCCGTTGTTGCGCCGTTGATTGTAAGCGTTCGGGTCCAGGTGGAAACCTGTCCAAAACGGTGTACAACCTGCTTGGGCTTCTGCCCCTTTCGGGTCCGCTGCATAATCGTCGTGAACGGGTAGTTCGCAGAGTCCAGGGTCGTGATGATCCGCGAAACGGACGGAACACGAAGGTTGGAATCACGATCCTGCTCACGGACGGTAGATGCCGCCGTACCAACGGCAAGTGCGGCAGAAACCCCGGTGAAATCGAAAAGAACGAGCATCGCCACAATCAGCCCCCAAACAAGGGAGGCCGACCGCATTACTCGGCTCGTATTGGTCTTGGTATTCATGACAGTACCTCGCCTGTCTTAGTGAATGAAAGTGAGCCGCGTTTCGGCTACTCGGTTTCCTGGATCAGTCGGCCCAGGATTTTCGTGGGCGAACGGTGCTTGCTAATTCAGCACGCTCTCGCTCGGATTCGGTCATGTCAGGATTGCCGCCGCCCCCATCAAACTCAGGAATCTCAAACCGCTGCTCGGTCTTTCTTCCTGCGTTCTTGCCGCCAGCCGCATACGCCTTAACCACAGCGGCCTTGAGGGCGGCAACGGTTGGCGAATCGGACTTGTCGGGCTTGTTCGTGCTGATCCGGCCCGACTCAACGGCTTTCACAACAGCATCCACGCCAGATTTGGTCTGCTCAAACGCCATGCCGTTGTAGATCACATCAAATGCGTCCTTCGGAAATTTGCCGGTCTGCAGGTCGCCACGCGCGATGGAGCGAAACTTGGACGCAAGAACGTCTGCCTGGTCATCATCCAACCCGTACTTCTGCACGGTAGCCGCGAGTGCTTTGTGGGCCTGGTCCGCGATGGATTTCAGCAGGTCATTCTTCTCAGAATCTGCCTGCTCAGAACGCTTGCGCTCCGCGTCTGCCAACTTTCGCTCCGAAACCCAGTCCGCGTACCCCTCCGGGTCCAGGTCGGGGTCGGGAGCCTCGACAAGACTGGAAAACGCTTCGGATGCGGCAAAACGAGAGTCCTTGCCCGCCTGCCGCATTTCAAGGTAGGACTTCAGGGCAGCGTCACCTTCAACGAGGTCGTTGAACAGAGACAGAGCCTTGTGGCTGTCTGCCATGAGCGAAATGTGGGTGCGAAGATCATCAATGGTTTCCACCACCGCGCCCTCCGGGAGCAAGTCCGTCAGGTCCGGTATTGCCGTGGTATCCCTACCCTCCTCGCCGGCATCGTCGCCAGATTCGTCAGCGGGGGACTCATCCTGCGGATCACCGCCTTCGTCATGCTCGATGCCCATTTCCTCCTGTCGCGCGGCTACGCGCTTTTGAAGCGAATCCGGATCGGCTTCGTCGTACTGATCCATCAGCGCGTCAAACTCGTCCGATGCCCCGCCGTAGGACGGCTCATCGTCAAAGAAGGACTCATTGCCCTCTGCGCCCTGGTCATCGGGTGGCGTGAAAAGGGGTCCAATCATGCTGAAAAAGCGTTTCATTGTGTCTGTGCCTGTTGTGGTTGTGCCATAAACGCACCCATTCCACCTTCATCGCCCGTTCCCTGCAAAAGCGCAAGTAGGGTTTCGGCTTGCGGGTGCTGCGATGCCTTGAGGTATACCGCAAGGGCTTGTGGTCCAGGGGGGCCAAAGAATCCGTTGTTGAGGAAGTTCTGCAGGTCGCCCTCCCAAAGTTGGCGGTAAACCGTTGTGTCGGTTACGTCACCGATTGCCACGTCGAAATCCATTCCGACAATGCGCGACGGGTCAAAAACCCTGCTACCACCACCCTCCGGAGAGTACATCCGTTTCTCCGTGAACGATTGGAGGATCAACTGTATCTCCTTTCTGTCCTTGCGGCGTAGCGTCTCGAAATACGTTTGCATGAACGGAAGGACGCTCAGGGACGATTGGAGAACCTGCTGCTGGTAAAGTGTTGCCGGGGTTCCAGAGTCGGGCTTCTCGCCAAGAGACGCGCCCTGGACACCGGAGGTCTGTCGAATTGAGTCCACCATGACGGATAGCATTTCCGTCCATCCCGGCTGGATCCCGCGCCCCTGCAACTGCTTGATTGCACTGTCAAACGATGTTCTCCCCTTCTTGAGAGACAGAACGCCCCTGGGGTCGTTGTACTCCGATGCCACATCGTCAGCAGACAGGCCGGATTGTTCCAGCACATCGTCATCGAGAACAAGAAGCCCCTGGCCGCCGGACGAAAGTTGCGCGTCGATATGGACGAGGATGCGATTGACCCACCGTTGCATATCGCGGACCATGTTCATGATCCCCCAAGTCTCGCCGTCTACAAGAAGCGCAAGCCCTGGGGTGTATGGGTGTTCCTGGTGACGATATGGTGACTCCCCCGCTTTCAGCACATCGCCAAACGGGGTCAGGAAGAAGTAGTGGAACACAGGCTCATACCTGGGTTCGTCCAACTCCATGATCGGGGCAGACGGGAATCCTGGATACATTCCCGCGTCATAGTCTGCTCTGCGCTTGTTCTGTATGCGACTGATCTGTGCGTCAGAAAGGCTCGTCTGCCCGAACCCTTCCGGCATATGCTCAAAGAGCGGGTCAAAACCACGCCGGGTCCACTTGTACACAGGTTTCCAAATCTCAACAACCCGGCAGAGGTTGGGACTCATGGGAGAGAGGAAGGACAGCCCGGAGTGCGCGTCGAAATCGAATACGTCAGAGTGCATCTGGTCATCATCGCGCCTGCTCTCGTACAGGTCGCGGATTCTTGCAACATCCGACTTGTTCTTGGCAAAACGCGCAATAACGTCCTCGATGGGAACGTCATGAATCTCCCCGATAATCCGCAGCCCATTGAACCGACGGTCCTTTATGTCCCGGTTGAAGAACAGGCGCATTACATCAACAACAGAGTCCTTCACCTCATGCCTGTTCAGCCGCGCGTCCCAAACGATAGTTGACTTAAAGGCTGCTGCTCCGGCAGATACGTGTTCCCGGAAGTTATCAGCCTCGATCATTTCCGAATCGTTGTACCGGCGAACGGCCCTCCTGGCAAGGTTTATCATTTCAACAGCATCGGAATCGTCGGCCTCAACCGCGTAAGCCAGCCGCCCAGACTTGTTCTGGCGAAACTGCCCCTCGACATTGTTGATGATGTTTCCAGCAAGGTTCATCACAACCGGAACGCGGCCCTGCCCCTCCAAATACTCCTTCTCGCTCTGCTCCTGTCCGGTATCCGCATTGCGAACCGTATCCTGCCAATGATACCCGCGCGTCAGGTCACGAGCCTCGATCCTGTTCCTCCGGTACGACTCACCCTGGGAGTATGCGTTGGCCCCCTGCTCGATCAGGGTCCACCCAATACGCCGCGCTTCGTCACCGTCCAGTTTCCCGGCAATGAGAAGTTCGATGCGCTCAGAAAGCGACAGATCCCGTTCTGTGTGTGTCGAAATCATAGAAAACAAAAGGCGCGACCTCACATTTCGTGAAGCCGCGCCCTTGCAGCCGTGTGGCTATGCCGATTTGGTCACATGGACCGCAAACGGAGTATGCCGTTCGCATGATGCATTATACGGATCGGGTCCGTTGATATTCGCTAACCTCTCCTCGCTTTTGCGCCCCCCTGAAAATCCTTCACCAAAACAACCCCGTCGTCTCGCAGCTCGGCAATCAATATGTCTCCCTTTTGGCCCGCCCGGACAAGCCTCTCAAAAGCGTTTGCCCCCTGGAAGCGGGCCTCTTTTGCTGCATCGTCAACAGCCTCCTTCTTCTTGAGCATCTGTTCTTTCAGCATCATATTCCCGAAACCATCCCTCCTGATTTTCTGATACGGGCCGCCGCCTCGCGGTACGTGGGCAATGGCTCCTTGAAGTGCAGAAACATGGCTATTGCTCTTGCGATCACGCGGTCATCCTTCAGTACCCTGTCTCCCCGCTTGGATCTCGATGTGGACCCCATCGACCCGTCCTCATGGTGCAGGTAGGTGTCATATTCATTGCAGGCTTCAAAGCACCGCTCTATCAGCCCGCCGTCTGCCGGAAGCCCCTCGGCTTGATTGTGGGCCTCGCGCAGCCCCCGCTTCAACTGGTCAATAGCCTCGCCCTTTGTTGCGGGGTTCATGTGGAAGCCCAACTTGTCGGTCATCTTCTGCTCTGACGCATCGTACACCTCGCGTATATACAGGTTGGCGTAGTGTTCGGAGAGCGTGTCCAGGATTGTGAGCGAACCATCATACCGGGTTTCGTTGTCCTCGATCAGACTGTTCACCTCCACGGCAAGAAGTGCATCGTCGTACCATGCCGCGACCCTTGCTATCTGCCACGCAAACAAGTCTTTGTCCAGGTGTCCGTGCCACTCCGCGACAACTTCTGGAAAGCCGCCAAAAAGAATGGGGGCGCGATCAATTACCGTCCCGTCGTGGTAGTCTGCCCCCTCCCATGTACCGGGTCCAATATCAACCCCGATTATGAACCGATTGCTGATACGAAGGCTCTTTAGGAGGCCACCGTAGTCATCATCAGGCTTTCTCCAAACGGACAGCGGACCCCTGGGGGCAGGCTCAAAGGCAATGTTTCTGAGTGCGCCAGCCCCCGTTTCCGCTTCTGACACCAGGTTGCCAATGAGCGATGGTGCGCGGCACGTTTTCTTTGCCGTAAGAACGTGCGGAATCGGAAATACGCGCTTCCCACCCGTCTGAAACGCCTCGTCTGCCGTGGACGGGAACTCCTCCATGAGTCGCCACAGGTCAATGTACGCCTCTTTTGTTGATTGGTGCAGATACCAGTTTATCTGCTCGAGCGTTGCGCCCAACTCCCACAGGGTTTCGGCATACTCAACGCCAGGGGGGAACTCCGACCATGATGCCACGAACTCATCCACCCCGGACTCGATGGGCCTTGCATACTGCGGATCATCAATCCACGACACGAAAAGGAAGTCGTAGGCCAATTTCCCCGCCCGCGCCCGGTCGCAAATCGCCTTGAAGTAAGTCCCGGTGGATGCCTGGGCCGTAGACTCAACAATCTGAACCGTTCCGGGCTGATCGACCATCATGGCCCCCACGTTCTGAAACACGCGCTCTGCGGACACGACATTGTTTGAGGGCCACTTCCCAACTTCAAACAGGTGTACGAACTGGGCCGGCCTTCCAGATGGTGCGTTCGGCTTCTCAACCGTCCCGATGGAAACCAGGCAGTCTCTTTCCAGGATCTTCTTTGTTGTACCCCCGCTGTCATAGTTGACCAGGTGAAGCCCACACCCCTCTCGGATCACATCGTACCTGTTTCGCACATCGTCTGCACCGTCCTTGTTCAGCCCAACGAACCAGGAATCCCGACCCTTCCACAACTCGATCTGATGCCACGCAATGTAGGTGAACGAAACGGTTGTACACCCCCATTGTCGGTGCTTCAGGACCGTGATACGAACGGGTT